ATTCTACCATGCTCAGGCTCCCACGCCGAGTTCCGTCACAGGGTCAGCAGCGGGATCAGTGCTTGGTGTCTGCGTCATGTGTACAGACGTGCCGTTGGTGCGATACGTCCTGCCGGTCGTTGCGACGAAGCGGCTCACGAGCTTCAAGATCATCGAAGTCATGGAATGCACAGGTGCTGCACCTTCAGTATTCGACACGTCACGGCTCAGAAGCGCATCCGCATTCTGCACGGCAGTCGGCAGAGCGGCCACAGCCGTCTGCACTTCGTCCACGTCGGTTTGGATGTCCGAAACGATAGACTCCACATTGTCCACATCACCTTGGATGTCTGTGATCGCCGTCTGCGCCGTGGCGAGTGCGCTTGCGAGCGCGGGGGTCGTCGGGATCGCGGCGACTGCGGCTCCTGTTGCAAGGCCGCTTTGGATTTCCGTCACTGCATCCGTCTTGATCGCATCCGCGTCGATGGCATCGGTAGCAATGACGGCGGCAGTGATCGCGTCATTGGCTATGGCAGCCAATTGCGGAGTCGTCGCAGACACGAAGGCTTTGCCGAAGGAAGAGGACACCTGATAGCTGGCGACAAGGGCATTCCAAATATCCGAAGCCATGATCCCCGCCACCACAGCGGCGAGCTTCGGAGTCGTTGCATCCGCCCATGCCTTGCCGAATGTCGAGGATGTTTGGTAAGAGGCCACGAGCGCATTCCACACGTCGGCGGCAATGATCCCCGACGTGACTGCGGCCAGTTTCGGCACGGTGGCATCCGCCCACGCTTTCCCGAAGGTGCTGTTCGTCTGATACGTCGCCACGGCTGCGCCCCACACTGCGGCGGCTGTTGCTGTGGCAGTGGGATCGAACGTCGGAATCTCTGCGCTCGCATGGTTGTTCGTCGTGATGATGATGACCTGATCCTCCCATTCCTTCGTGCCTGTTTGGTCTACGATTTTCAGGATGATCTGCTTGCCCTGCATCTCGCTTGCCGTGAGAGCGCATTTGTAGATGCCTCCTGCGACGTGCGCGAAGAGAGCGGAATTGCTTGTGATGTTCGTGAAGCTCCCCCCGTCCTGCGACACCTTCACATCGCCGGATGCAATCGTCACGGGCGTGGACTCGAAGCTCGTTGCTCCGAAGTCGATGAGAGGGAAATATACCGTCGTGCCGACTCCATAGGGTCGCAATTCCATGAGGCTATGGTAGCAGGAAAATCAGGGACGCATAATGCCACGCCCCGCGCCACGAATCGGTGTGCGCTCGATGCCTTCTAATGACACGGGGACTGTGTAGGTGAGGGTGAGCTTTGGGTGAACAGTCGCATCGGAATGTCCTACACCATTGTGGACGGCATAGGCCGCATTATCCCCACTCCATGATGGAGCCACATTGTCGAAATCCCCGCTCACACGGGTTGCGAGGTAGATGCTTCCCGAGAGCTTTGCCTGAATGTTTGCGATGCAGGTTGCATTCAATGTGAAGACGTTTGCTCCATCCGACAAAGCCCATGCGGAGAGCGCAATGCGATTGCTCGCCTGTTCCACTCCTGCGAAATTCGCAAGATTGAAATTCGCAAGATTGTTTGCAAAGGCAGTCGCAAGATCAATGACGACATACTGTGAACCGAAGACATTGCGTGAGGTTCCGTACAGCGTGAGTGTCGCCGCTGTGACTGTCACTCCGGCAGGGACAGCCGTCAGGTCGAATTCACTAATACCACGGGCGTGTGCATCGAAGTGCGCAGTCCCGTCATTCGAGTCAAGATACTCCGCATACTGCGTATCACTATCGTAGGTCTTGTTCGTCGCATCCCCTCCTCGCACTGTCGCAAAAGACTGGTTCCCGTTCCCGAACCAGTAGCCACCTGCTCCCGTGTGAACGGCGGTGAGTGCAATGCTGCTCATGTCACAATTCTACGATAGTTGCCTCGTAAGCGGAAGAAGCGATCTGCTCCACCCCCGCGCTGAACGTATCATCCCCGCTCCACTTCTTGAAGTTGTCGCGCCACACATCGAAAAATCCCTCATAGTCGAGCTGCTTCCTCCATGCCTCGATCTGCGCGTTCGTGAGCTGCTGCACGGAGACAAAGAGGCCACGGATCGCCCCGCTCAAGTATGTCGAGGATTCTTTGCCGATGGTGAAGTCTACGGAGCCGACGGTGTAGGCCGTGCCAGTCGTGCCCTCCGTCCTGACGGACACATTGTCGATCAGGACTTCGATGCCGACAGAATTCTTGCCACGGAACACGATCATAGCCGGTTGCCCGTTCTTCATGTAGCTCGTGATGCTTGCCACCGTTACCGTGCGCACCGTCCCATCGAGCTTCACCGAGCACACAAGTGATCCCGAAGCAAAAGCCATGCGAGGGTATGTGGTCGCACCGAAGAGGCCGGATACGATCACTCCATTCTGTGAAAGATCATCAGCGGAGACGATTGCGGCCACGGTGAATTGCGTGATGGTGTCCGCATTCACACCCAAATTTCCGGTGAGGAATTGCGCACCATCGAATCGGTAACCGTAGGGCATGAGCTGTGCCAGCCCATCGTCATTCGGCTCATTCACCCCACCGTCACGATTTGGCCAATGGTCGTCCACACTGTCGCGTCCATCAAGATATTCGAGAAACGGGATCAGGTACAAATTCCGTTTCCGGTGAATCGTGAACGGTGTATCGTATCCATTATTCCCCATAGGATTTTATCCTACGGCATTGAGCAATGCGAAGCTACCGAAGAGCTTTTTTGCTGCCTTGTTGTAAGCCATCGCAGCCTCTTTCTCCGTCCCGAATCTTCCGAGGTGATGTAATTTGTAATTTTTTCGGATGAGTGCTCTCCATTGGTGGGGACGTTTTTTGTCGCAAGTCACACCCTTGAATTTACTGGAACCGCCACGCGCACAGACATTCATACAGTTTTGTGCAATCGTACATTTCCGTAAATTTCTGCGTCGATTATTCAGACCATCGTGGTCTTTGTGATCTCCAAATTGCCCATTTTTCAATCCAAGAATCTCACGGTGCATCATGTGAGAGATGAGGACACCATTCCGTCGTACATGCCTCACTGCATACCCTGTTCGCTTCCCCTTGCCCCTTTGGTAATGCCACTTCCATTGTGATAGCCACTGGAAATCAGAATTGCTCACGAGTGTGAATTTGCCTTGAGTGAGAGGTATTTGCTTCATGCTAAAATTATAGCACAATAGCCTTCACCACGTCACGCCAGACGCGATGATCTTGCAGAGGAATATCGAGGGCTGCATGTTGTTGTGCGCCCCGTCTCCACCCACTGTGCTCGTGTCCACGTTATTCGCTTCCGTCGGCACACGACCATCTGCGGCGAAGAGTGTGCCGCTGCCGGATGCATTCAGTTTTTCACCGACCAAGTGTTTGTGCGCAGGAGCCTCCGCAAGCAAGAGGGTGTGCGTCTCTTCACCGACTGCGCCACCGACCTTGTTCCCTGCCGTGTTATTCACCACGATGCGCCCTGCGTCCGTGCCCCCGAGGTTGTCTTTCCCGATAGAGGCTCGTCCACGCAGGTCAGGGAGGGCAATCGCCTTATGAGCGGCAAAATCTGCCGCAGCATTTGCCCCGTAGGTGCTTCCGTCTCCGGCAGAGGTGAATATGTCCAAAGTCGCGTCGGCGTTGCCTACAGCCCAAAGAATCGCAAACAGCGTAGACATATCTGCATTTGCCCGTGCAGTAGCATTACTGGAAGCGTCCCCGATCGTTTTCCCGCTGCAAAGCAAGCACCCCGTGGGCACGTCCGCTTCACGCCCGAAAAAGTCGTAAATTATTCCTGCTGCAAAAGCGCGGTTCACTGCCTTGGCGATGGACACCACATCGGATGCGGCCAATTCATCGCCAGCGACATAGGACTCACTAACAGGCATCAGACATTGGAGAAGGTGATGCGCCAGTCCACGAAGACGGAATCCAGCGCAGTAACGACAAGATCAATGGCAGTCCGAGAGAAGAGTATCCCGCTGTCCGCGACTCCGGTTGCGTCAATGAAGAGTCCGACTTCTTTCAGCGTGGACGTGGGGACGACTCCTGCGTCGAATGTGACCGAGACAGAGGAGATGGTCGCGGAGTTCGCCCTGCTTGTGACTTGGTGACGAGCTGTCTCTGTTTGGAGGCTGGTGTCATTCGAGGCAGGAGCGTCCGTGCCAGTGCCAACCCCGACATAGTTAATCAGGCATCCGCTTGAAGGTGATGCGCTCGCAATCCTATTCGCAAGAAGGGAGAGGCCGGCATCGACGACGAGGTTCCCCACCCGCTGCTCACTCTTCACCCTGCCGAACTGATCGCGCACCTGCACGAGGACTTCCCCTGTGATGCGCACCCTGCTTCGGACTTTCATGCCCGAAGCCTACTACACCATTACGCTCCCGTCCAAAATGAATACACGCTTGGGATCGCTGTGATCCGAAGGGAAGTAGGGGGCGAGCACATACTCCTCGCCAAAATTGATGTCGGCGGCCACATCCTCTTCCACCCCGATTGTGTCTTCCTGCCTATTCAGGTCAATACTCACGGTCAGCATTTCAGAGAGCGTCACGGTGTCTTCAAGTTCCGTGGAAGTCTCCAACGTCTCACCGTCGATCAATTCCACCTTCTTCGCCGCATAGAGTTCACGCATGAATTCCTCGAAGCCGAAGAGCACCGTCGCAAACTTCACTGTGTGTTTCCACAGCCCCGTGTCGAGATAGGTGCTGTCGATGCTTTGGATGGATGCAGAGCCAGCAAACTCCGGCACATTGAGCACGAGCACTTCACCCGGCTCGAAAATATCGTCCTGTGTATTGAATGAACCTGAGACGAGCGCATTGCTGTATGCGTCGAGGTGTTGCTGCGCCGTTTGGTAGGCGATCTCACGAGACACGATGTCCTTGTCATGGATCACTTTCTCGAATTCCCCGTTTGTACCGGGGAAAAGCAGAGCCATAACTGTGACCGATGCGGCATTCCTGCGACGCACACGAATCGGAACATCGTAGGTGAATGCCACATGGAACTCGTCCCCATCCGAGAGTGTGGCAAGCGTCCCATTCTCGATGTACTTCTCATTGAAGTTCACCTGAAAATCCTGCACAGGCGTTCCCTGTCCGAACTTGATGCCCACGGTTTTCTCCACTCCGTTCACGAAGACATGGATTTCGTGCGGCTTCTCAGGGAGGAGGAACTGTGTCTTTTCTCCGTCAGCGATCTCGAAGTAATCCACCTGTTCCGAGCGGTATGTCCCTCCGCGCACGATCACGACATTCGCAAGGCTGCTCACGTCAGGAGAAATGTGCAGATTACTGTAAAAGTGTTCGGACGGTACAACCTGTTTCGGTGCTTCGGTCGCGTCGTTCGCAACGAAGTGGATGTCCTTGTACTGGTCGATGTGCCATCGGTATCCGAGCGCATCCGCAATCCTTCGGATACCTTCGCTTGGCAAAACATAGTTGTACACGACTTTGCTGATATTGAAGCCATCTTCGACGTTCTCTACGGTAAAATCTGCGGCATAGGAAGCAACGATATCGCGCACAATGTCACCTGCAAGCTCATCCTCGAATGCCTCCTCCACTTTCAAGCGGTCGAAGAGTTTTTGGTAGCCATGCGAAGAGGCGGTGTAGAGTGTCGCGTTGTCCTCCTTCCCGATGTCAGGAGTCTCCAAAATCCCCGCGAAGAGCCGTGTTTCGTAATCATTTTCGACGATGATTTCGTCCCACTCATGCACGGGATCGCGCGTCTGAAAACGACAAGAGGTATCACGCTCGTTGTTGCTCCGAGTGATGGAGAGCGTGTTTGTCTCCGAGTCGATTTCTTCGATGTCATAAACTCCGATCATGCCGCAATCATACACCAAGGTGCGGCCTCACCCGTCGCATCGCCATATCGAGCATCTGCACTGCTGCGTCTACGCTCCCAATGATCGCTCCATCGACATGGATGTGGATGCCTCCACCCATCCCTCCCATTTTAGAGAGAGGAATGACAGCCTCTGGCTCCCCTGCCTCCCCGATCATGGCGAAGGTAGGAGAGGTCACAATGCCACCCTCCGCGAGGCGCGGCACTTTCGGCGCAGATATTCTTCCGAGTCCAACCTTCGTGACAACGGCGTTATAGGTGTCAAGAACGCTGGATACCAAGCCAAGCAGGTAATTGATGCCGTCCCTAAACATATTCTTTATGCCATCAAGAACGCTTGTCGTGACCTGCCGAATCGTGTCCATCATTCCGTTCCATGCGCCCGAGAGAAACGTCACTCCATTTTGGAACATGGCTCTTGCCGACTCGAAGAACTCTGATATGTAGAGTCCGATCAGTGTGAAGAAGTCCTTGAATTGCTGCTGGTTCTTGTAGATAAGAACACCGAGCGCAACGAAGAGGCCGATCAGAATTCCAATGGGAGAGAAGAGCAAGACAATCCCCGCGCTAAGTAACCCAAGGAACGCCGTGATCGCGGGAATCATGGTAATGAGAATGAGGAGGGGCGCGAGCAACGCGGCCACAACAACCGTGAAGAGCGCGATTTTTGCGATGATGTCCACAGTCGCAGGGGAGAGCGTATCGAACCAGTGAAAGATTTTTTCAAGGAGTTCAATGAATTTCTCGATCACCGGGATCAGCGCATTGCCCAGCCGTTCCTTGAAGTTGTCATACGTCTTTGCCAATTCCTGCGCCTTCCCCTTCTCCGTCTCCATGAAGGCGGCGGCCTGTCCTCCGACTTTCTCATGCAGGATGCCAAGAGCTTCCAGCGGGGTCGCCGTGTCCTTGATGTCGATGTCATAGGCTTTCAGCAGTTTTGCATTTCCCGAGAGTGCCTGTCCCACGAGATTTGTGGCTGTGTGCAGATCAATGGTCTTCGCACGAGCGAGGTCTTGAGAAATGGAAAGAAGATTTTGTGCGGCAGTCACGTCCTTCGTCCTCTGGTAGAACTGCGCGAGCGCGACGGCTGCATCCTCATCATCGAATCCGAGTTGCACGGCTGCTGCTGCTGTTTTCAGAAGTGCGGCCTTGGCTGCCTCCCCCTGCACACCCGTGTTTTTCATCGTCTGATTGAAAATTGCCATCTTCGCTTCCGCGTCCCCCGCAGAATCGAGCCAGCTCTTGATCATCAGCGTCCCGACTGCCGCTACAGCACCAAGCGCAAGAGAGGCCTGCCGGAGCTGCGGAGTCATGGCCTTGATACTTGAATTCATGCCGTCGATGCTCCCCTTGATTTTGTCTCCCATGCTTGCACCGGCAGCCTTTGCCTGTTCGATGCCAGCCTTGAATTCGGTCAGGTCGGCCTTGATCTTTGCGATGACGGAACCTGCATCGAACATGAGGGCAGTCTACCGCCTCAGCATCCGTCGCGCCATTTTCATGTCCCTTGCGATACTTTCATGGGTCACGTCGTCTACAGCCATGTGGAGGCCGTGCTTGGCTTTCAGCACAGAAATAAGCTGTTCCCCACCATCTTTGCTCATGGGGACGCGAGCGGCCATGATCTGCCGCATCAGGTCGGCATCGCTTTCCTCGTCCTTCCTTCGTTCTATCTCTGCTTCCAAGTGCTCCACTTCCCTCGGGTACAGATCGAAAATTTGGCTCTTCTGCCATCCGTATTCATGCGCGAGGAGGTCGATGTGCCAATGCAGCCAGTTCTTTATTTTTTTGCCGGATTGACGCTTTCCACCAGTGGCCGAATCTCCTCCCACACTCCTAAAAAATCATTCACTTCGAACATGGCCTTCATACAGCGCACGGCAGTCTTCATATCCATTTTCTCATCCAATTCCTCCATCGGGATGCGCACAGCAATGGCAAGGATCGCCAGCACTTCGGGGAGAGATTTCGCAACGATGCCCGGTATCGCAAGCATGATTTGGTCGTTCGTGGAAGTGCTGAGCGGCGCGAGCAGGGAGGGGATGTTCTGCAATTTGTCGAAGACCTGCGCGTACTCCGAGAGCTTGAGCTTGTGAACTGTGAAGCCATCGACTTCGATGGAGGCGGGGAATGAATCTGCGACGGATGTTTCCATGCGACAAGTGGGGAAGATAACGACAGTGTAGCAACAAAAAGACATAACACACAACGTAGAAGAATCCCCACGTTCAGGTGTGTCCGAACTCCGCGAGATAGTCACCGTCGCCCTTTCCCTCATCGAGAATTGCGAGCCATGTGACTTCGAAGGTCATCTCTGCATCCACCTTGTACGGCAATTTGCTCTGCCCGATCACCACGGCCTTAAAGATCGTGATGTCATTATCGTCACTCACCCCATCGAGTGTGGGGTGCAGCACGAGAGGATAACCGACTAGATCGACTCCTCCCTTTCCACCAACGGTGACGGCATCCACTTCGGGATCACCTGCACCCTCGACAAGCTGTGCCCCATTGATGATCTTGAGCAGCGTATCAATGGCGTACTCCGCAAAAGTGGCCTTCACTTCGATGCGCGTCCCCCTGTGGAAGCTACGGACAGAAGTCGAGCCGAATTCATCCACACCGATCTCCGTTGTATCGTTCTTGATCGACACTTCACACCCGCCCTTCGTGAATCCCAAATCCTGCCCGTTGTAGGTAACGGTGCATTGTCCTAGCCGGATGTTAGCGACAGAGGCAGACATTTTATTCTTCGGAGGGAACGCCGAATTGAATGAGGAATCCGTTGCCGTCCTCATCCGCATCGTCGAGAGAGACGAGCGCGAGCCATGTCACGTCATAGACCGTTTCCTGATCGACCTGAAAAGGAATCTTAGTGTCGCCGATGATGATTGCCTTGAAGACAGTCACATCGGTCGAAGTATCACCAGCGTTCGAGGGATGCAAAAGAAGCTCCGCCCCATCGAGTTCTGTTCCGGCGATTTTCCCAATCTTGAGAATGGAGCCGCTCTTCGTGGCGGCATTGATAACCTGTTCCATCTGCGTGAATTCATACTCAGAGAGAGTCGTCTTGATCTCGATGCGCGTTCCCTTGTGAAAAGCGCGGACAGGCGTGGAGCCGTATTTGTCCACAGTCACTTCCGTCACGTCATTCTTGATCGTGATTTCCACTCCACCCTTCGTGTGTCCGATAGGCACGTTGTTGTAGGTGATGTCGCACTGCCCCAGCCGAAGATTCGAGATGCTTCCCATCGAGCAGTAGAATACAGCATCACGAGCATGGAGCAAGGGGTCTGCTACTGCCCATCCGTCCCGCGCACCATGAAAATCACATTGAACGTGAACAGCCAGCGTTTCGTGTCTCTGTCGAGGCCAACACACTGCGGAGAAGCCACCGCCTGAATGAACATGCAATCGTAGTCCCCAATGTCGATGTTTTGCTTGCGGTTCAAGAGGATGAATGCCGAATTGATTTTGTCGAATGCTTTTTGGTAGTGGCTTGCCTGTGCGTAGTACGCAACCTGAATGGCGGGGTAGTTCACGGGGTAATCCTGCGTAGGCTTGAGTCCTGTGGTGTCCGAAATCAGGAAAAAATCGAGATTGTGCTCCGGCGCATTCCCGACGAACATATCAAGATGCCTGTGTCCGAGTCCCTGCGTAATTAGGTAGGCAGCCACGCTATCGGCCATTGAGAGCACCAGAGGCATGTGCAAAGAGTACAGCCTACCCGCCGAGAGCGCGAGCGAAGCCCTCGTAGATGATCTGTCTGTACCTTTCGGCATTTTCTCTGGCCGGTTTCTCCAAGTATTTTTGCTGCCGTGGCTGTGATCCGGCAAATTTCTGTGAGATGTGCAGGGTCATGTCCTCGTGCAATTTTGCAGCGTAGTCCTTGTTATAGCCAACAGTAGCCGAAATCTCCGTGCCGTCAGTCACGGGTTTTTCCGTGCTTGCGCTTCCCGCGAGTCCTCCATTGAAGCCACGATGGAACGGGACAATGGCGACGCTATCCCCGCGCAGAGCCTCCCCTGCAAGCCACACACTCGCCATCACTGCTTTCATCACAGCCTGTTCCAGCTCGTCGAGTTTCCCCGCGAACTGAGAGAAGTCGAAGGAGACAGAAATTCCATCCATGCCGACAGTATACGCTCAGGGGTGGTAGAGAGTGCCAAGATTGCTTGGCATCGGCATCCTGAGCACGTTCGTGATCCAAGGCAGGGAAATTGAACCGAGGCGGCAGATGTAGCCTTTCATCAGTTGCTTTACACGAGGAGAGATCGCTTCGGTCGTCGGCAATTTGTCCTCCTGAATGCCATGATCCACGTCGGGCATGTTCACGACGATGAATTCCATCTGCGCGATTGTGGCGAACTGCACTGGTATCGGAATGGAGGTGTTGCCGTCCTTGTCGATGTCGATGTCACGAGGGAAGACGTGATCCTGCGTGATGTCGAAGCGTGTCCAGTATCCGGCGTATGCGTCGATGAATTGCTCCGCGACCACGATTCGCGAATTCATGGCATCATCATTCAGCAGTGCCTTGAGGTACGGATTGATCGTGAATTTGCGCACATCGTCCGCTGTGACGTAGGCAGGAGTGAGTGTGATCGCGTCTGGCATGGACGCATGATAGCCCCATCACAAAAAGCCGTCCATTGTCGGGCGGCTTCCTGCGGGTAGGTCACTGGGTCAGACTGTAGGAGCCGTCTCGAACAGCTCAATGTAGAGCACCTTTTCGTCGTCTGTGAGCGCATTGTACTTTTCCACGTTCCATTCCGCGTCATGCACGTTCGCCTCCATCGCGGGTGTGTGAGTCACAGGCGTGTGAGTCGCGGGGGTTGCAGGTGAGGCAGGAGCCTTTGCGCCTCCGAATCTGTCCTCGGGGGCAGTCTCGATTTTGTTCCCGCCCTTCGCTTTCTTAAATCGTGTGTCCTGATCCGCTTGCCATGCCTTTTCCTCTTCGGGTGTGACTTTGCTGTACTGCTGCTCTTCGGCTTGCTTGAGCAGGACAGTTTTCTTACCTGTCTGCGGGTCAGTGTGCATCGGTTTCGGATTAACGAGGTATTCGTACCGTTCGTCACTCACTTCGACGACTGCGCCGAGCGGGTTCTTGATGAGAGGCATAAAAATATGGGGAAAGAAAAAGGAGTACCACGATGGTACTCCAGTCTCTTGGTTGCGCAACCGGTCGTGAGGGATCAGCTCTCGACTTCGACGGCGATCTCCGGGCGGAGAACCGACGTACCGTAGAGAATGTCTACGGTGCATTGCACTCCGAGCCTGTCCTTGTTGTAGGTCAGGATCGTACGGAGAGCGAGTCCACTGTCGGGGTCTTGCGCGATTGCAGCGACAACTCCCATGTTCACAGGGAAATCGGTCGGCAGAGGTCGGACGACCAGAGCGGCGAAATCCTTGTGGAAGGCCATGTTGTGCTGGTGGGTCGAGCTGGTGACGGGCGGAATCTGCGACTCCATGACATCGAAGCCATAGAGACGGCCAACAATGCCGTCCTCACGCTGCGTCGTCTGTCCGGTCACTTGGAACTGTGTGAGCAGTGAAGTGTCGGCGGCGAGCAGGGCGGACACGTCCTTCGTTCCGAGGAACAAGGTGCGATCCTGCGTGGGTGCTTTTCCATCCGTGAGCGTCTTCCGTGCGAGCAGCACGAGGGCGCGTGTGATGTCCACTCCGTAAGTGCCAATCGGTGCGCTCAGGCCGGAGTAGAGGTCGGCGATGTCCGCTTCGACTTTCTCTGCGAGCGCGATCATGGCGGAACCCATGTACCCGGCGAGCAGGTCGTTGCGAGACAGAGCCTTTTCCAAATCTTCAATCACAAAGGTGGCTTCCTTGTGCTTGTTCAGGGTCACGGTGACGGAATCACTCGTGATGTCCTGCACGGTGACATTGCTGCCACCTGTCTTCGTGTTTGCCGCGAGAGCAGCGAACTTCGGGATTTTAACAGAAGAGCCGTATTGGGCTACTTCGTTGTCGTAATCCCTGCGTACGCGCTTCGCAAGCACGATGTTTTTCCGTAGCTGTGCCAACGCTTCCATTGCCACAATTTGCGCGTTGTGTACGGAGAATGTGTTGCCCATTGGTGCGAAGGGGGGAAGTTAGGCGCGAAATTGCCCTAACCTGAGCACTAATCCCGTACTCGTCCCTCACGTTGTGCTTTCAAGATCGCGTCCCTATTTTTCTCGAAGAACTTGAGGTCGCTGATCTGCGCGAGGGTGTAGATCGTCTTGTCGTCCCCTGCCGGTGAGCCATCTGTGGGATTCGTCGGATGGTTCACGTCTCCTTTCTTCACTCCAGTGAGGAAGGCTCGATTTTTCACGATGTATTCGAGCTTCTTTTCCAGTGGAAGGTCTGGCACGAGTCCGCGTCGGTCTGCCGGTATGCCCTCGATCTCTGCGTCAATGACAGCTTGCAAGGACTTTTCCAGCGCGTCGGCGCGATCCGCTTTGGGGCGGAGTTCGTCGATCACTTTTTGGTGATCTCCCCTTTTCAGGGCTTCTGCATCTTCACGGTCTTTGTCGGCTTTCACACGCTCTGCCAGTTTCGTTTCGGCATCCTTCGCTTTCTGGTTCAATTCCTTGAAGCGATCATGCTTGAAAACGTCGTCCCAAGTCTTCGGCACATCATCACCGTTTTGCGCTGGTGGGGCGGGTGGTGCAGGAGGAGCGGGAGGGGCTGGCGGCGCGGGAGGTGAAGGAGCAGGAGGAACTACGTCGGCCATAGAGAGGTGGGGAACGGATACAACAGTGTTTTACATCCCTGCGGATGGTATCCGCACGGAGCATAGTCACCAAAGGACATAGGCGCAAGGGGTCACGGTGTCTGTGTCGCTTTCAGAAGTGTCTCGCCCATGTTCTTGATAGGCGCATCCTCTCCCTCGAAGCTCACTTTGCGCCAGTCGATTGACGCGCCCGGAGTGATCTTCGAGCCGATGGATTCGACGAGCGAGAGATTTTCACGAGGGATGGGGTCTTTCAGCATCACAGAAAACGTCGTCTTCGGATCACTATGCAGTATCGCGCCTTCCGGCAGGTCTTCGATGTTCAAGATCAAGTGGTGCATTCCCGTGCCGTTATAGGTGGAGGTGGAGCGGAGCGTGTCGAGGAACACTTTGCCGGAAGAGCCGTCAGGCGACACATCGAAATCTTTGTGACCGGCACGACCATAATACGTTCCACCTAAAGCCTCGTTCGATGGTGTGACTGTGAGTTCACCCGTGTCGATGATGCTTTGCAATTCTTGATCGTCCACCCATCGGTGCATCTGGCCGAAGCGGGTGGGGAACTTGTCACCCTCTGCCATCGTCACCCACTGTGTTTTCGTCATGTCAGTCGGGTTTTGGAACCGCATGTCCTTGAACGCTTGCATTTCTTTTTTGTCAGCGAATGGAATTTCGTCACCTGCTTCCCCTCCTCCCATGTGATCCTCTTCGAGCGTTGCCGTGAAGTCGGCAGGAGAATCTTTTTGGATGCCAGAGACAATGTAGTACCCGTGGACACACCCGACGTGGAAAAGACCATCGGCCTCCGCGTCGTCGAGTGTGGGGTAGCCGGGTGTTTCGCCACCAAGCGAAATAATCTCACCCTCCCAATCAGCGCACACCTGATGGTCAGAATTCGAGTCCGTGATCTGCGCTAGGTCGAATCCGTACTCTGCCGCAGTGTTCTTCACAGCTCCACGACCACTGTTTGCGAGAATCTGTCGTGCGAGCATTTCAGAGTAGGTATCAAGCTGCCAATTTTTCCCTCCACGATCCACGAGTGCCGTGATCCCCTGCTCTTCGATGTTCGCTTTCACCTGCTTGGCAATCTCCTCCGCGCTCGCGCCGGTGAGCTGGCCGACACCAATGAGATTTCGGATGTCCTGCTGGCCGGTGAGCTTCAAGATTTCTTCGGTTGTGGTTTTCTGCGCGACGGTGGCAACAGCTTGCGCGGATCGCTTAATGCCCGTCATGGTCTGCCCGAACTTGAGCGTGGCATCCTGCATCATCGCGCTCACAGCTTCCTGATGAATCTGGCCGAACTGCTCTGGCACGATCAGCTTGAGAGCACGGAGATTTTCTTTCGCCGACGCACCGAGCGCGAAGTAGGTATCGGGGACATGCTGCTTGATCCATTTCTGCGTTGTAGCATCGAGTCCCGCAATCACTTGATCCACCTGCGCCAGCATGGCTGTGGCTCTGTCACGGCTCCACGGAGTCGCGGCAAAATCATTCATCTGCCGGATGAGCTGGTTGTATGCGCTCGTGTACACCTGCGCCAAGGGGTTCACCCTCCCATTCACGAACCGATTGAATGCGATGCCCATAAAACTCATGCCTCCATCCTACCAGTGAGAGGTCTTCGGGCGCACGTTCCTTCCGATGTGCCACTGAAAACAGAACGGGCATGAGTACGGCCTGTGCTCTTTCGACATGCCTCCATGATGCTTGCGGATGCAGGAAAGAGACTGCATGGCAGCCCCATGACTGGCGAAGCTCCTTTTTTGCTCACACATCACCTGCCGACGATGGGAAGCCTGTGGGGAGCGCATATCATCGTAGAGCGAGCCTCACGACGGAGACGGTGCAGAAGAGGAAAACACTGCTTGCCACAAGGAAGCAGAGGAACCAGAAAGCCATTTGGTCTACCTGATAACCGAGGGGAGTCACGTTGTAGCGCGTGATGATTTTCTCAATTTTGTCTGTCCTCTCCTGCTCTTTTTCCTTCACTGCATTCTCGCGCTCAATATCCCTCGCGCCGATGGAGCGGTGGGTTATTTCGCTCATACAGGCTGGTTACCGTTACCCATGGAAAATGATGGAATCGTGGACATGGCGGCAGCAGTGCGCTTGGCAGAGTCTGCTTCGATGTCGGCTTTCTTCTGCGTGAGCAGTTCACCGTCAATCCCGTAGAGAGCACGGAGAGCATCATCCTCACTCTGCAAATTATTTGTGACGAGGAGTGTCTGCAATTGCGCCTCTTCGAGAATGTCCTTTGGCAGCCCGTCCCCGAAGATCACATTGAGGTCGGTGTGCGTGAGCTGTGCGCTACCCTGCCATGCGAGCGCGTCGATCACGATGTCTTTCAGGCTATTCTCGTAGGGTCGTAGCTTCCGCTTCACCTTGCTAAGAGTGCGAAGTAATCGAAGGCGCAACGCACCAACCTTTTCCGCGCCGCCACTCACATTCCAGTCGATCAGCACAGTCGAGACTTCTGCGACACGCGCAATCGCCTCGATGAGCTTTTCGATCTCCGTGAATGCGTCCGCGATGAGTGGGTTCGTGTTCACGACGTACTGCGGCACGATCTCACCTTTTTCCATGCTCACTTCGAACATCTCGATGTCCGTGTTTATGACTTTTCCGTGCTCGTTCAGCACACCCGGAGGCACAGCCATTTTCGCGTCCGCATGTTTCTTGAGCTGTGTGGCGATCTGGCTCTGCACCCTCGTCAGTTCCTCGAAGAGTGAGCGCACATCATCATAGTCACTCACACCATCCACCTCACGCCCCGTCTTCACATTGTTCACCTGATAAATCGGGATGTAGTCGAGTCCCGTTGCCTCGAAATCCGGCAGCGTCGGGTCGAGCATGGCAAGCGGCAGAGTACCCTTGTCCAAGCCCCCAGATGTGATTTCCCGCAGCTCGTAGGTGATGAGTCCAGGGGTATGCGTCTTGATGAAGCGTGTCGGCTTCCCGCCGATGGTCGGCTCCCAAGAAACAATGATGGCAGTCGGTTCGCCCTGCGCGTACATCGTTGCGTACTGCGGGTACACGTTCGCAGGGTTCAGCTCACAGACATGCGCAAGACCATCCTTGAGGTACATCTCGAAAAATGTCTTACCGGCGTAGCTCTGTGTGTTCGCGGACTCGTGGAGAACAGTGTCCAAATTGCTCAGGAACCAGAAATCGTCAATTGCTTTTTGTACCGTCGGATTGTCCGTTTTCACCTTCGCATTCTCCGTGAACATGAGGTCGGCGAAGATGCGCGAAAGCATCCCCGCGACGTTTTGGATCACTTCGAGCTGGTTCCGTTTCTCATTCCACGTCCGAAAATAGCGCAACACAACACCGTAGTTCCCTCGATAGAGCTGGTAATTGTCTTCTGTCATGCGCGACCGATTTTTCTCAATCTCTGTGGGGAACGGCATGGCGCGATGATACGACTAGCCAGCGATTCGTGCCAGTGCTACGCAGGTTCATCCGTCACCACCTGTTCCGCGCCCATCACACGCTCGATACGCCACAATGAAAGTGCTAAACTGTCACAATAATCATCATGCGCATTGTGCTCGTCTGGATGCCTGTAATTGAGTTGCCCCGTCTCTCGCCTCTCTTTCAGGAGCTTGCGGAATTGATCTTCGAATTTCGGGCGGAGGGGATGATCGAAGGGGTAGCTGAGTCGGTGGCGTTCATCTTTCGCCTGAAACGCATTGAGCATTTTCTTGCCGAGGATGTCCTTGGTCTGCGCGGAGAACACGATGCCATAGAGAGGCATCCGCAGCCTCTTCCTGAGCATCGACTTGAGAGGATCGCCAACACCGGTGGAATCGCAGAAGCCGAAGCGCAGTGTCACGCCATGCACTTCCCCTGCGCTTTGGAGATAGGTGGCGATGCTGTCCACCTGATCCGTGTACTCACCACGAAATACCTGCCAGTCACGGATGTTGCGCTCGTAGTCAGTGATCGTGAGGATCGTTTCATCATGCTCCTTGGCGAAGTCAATGCCAACATCAGCGATGGAGGAAAGGAAGCCGGACTCGATCATGCGCCGGTGTCCGATGAGATGTTCCCACGAAATGAAGTTGCCGATCTCCACGATCCACTTAAGAAAGAGATTTTTTTGCACTTCGTCACTCTCGATCCCGTAGTCAGCGATGTACTTTTCCTGCGACTCGATCCACCTGAGGAACATCGGATTACCGGTGCGTTCATTCTCCTCCCGCATCGCTTCTTTCATGTAGGCGAAGTCCTTTTTTATGACAGTCACATCAGGTGTGTTCGTCATGTCACACAAATCTTTGGCGCGGCATTGGCGATAGCCGCCATTCCCGATCCACACGTCGATGCCGCCTGTCGTCGAGAGTGCGGGTTCGAGTTCATCACGAAATATCTGGTCGTCACCAAGGTGCATTTCGTCACGGATCAGAAGATGACACGCACGGCCTTCCTTCGTCGTCTTCTTTTCCTCACGGCGAGCGAACCCCTTGAAGAGTCCGAAGATGTCGATTTTGCTTCCGTCGGGGAGAGCGATCACGTCGAGGCTCTTCTGCTCGAAGGAGAATTTTTCGGGATGCTTCACCTCACACTGATCGAAGAATCTTTTTGTGCGGTCGAACACTTCACTGCCGGTCGTCCGCTCTGGCGCAGTGATGATGCACCGGAATTTCTCACCGGCGAGATTTGGGAAGATGTAGGCAAGGAACCAGACGACGAAGCATACCACTTCGGTTTTCCCGACCTGCCGACAGATCGAGAGCACGATGGTGTGCCGCTTGCGCAGGAAGATGCGGTACAGGAGTTGCTTGGCGATCCGCCTCTCTTCCCTCGTGAGCTTCACGCCGAAGAATTTTTGCACGGCACTGTCGAAGGAATGGCAGAGCCGTAGCATCTGCTCCTTATTCGTCGGATCGAATTTCTCAATCGAAGTCGGAGTCTTCGGCATCGCGCTTGGGGTTAATGATCGAATCCGCGATGTCCGCGAAGGCGTTGCGCTCCCCGTCCGCGCCGATGATCGTTTTCTCGTGGTAGCGTTCACTCTGCCGCGCCTTGAGCCAGCGCAGCGCGAGCTTCCCGTCACCTGCGTTCGCCGCCTTGATGACGGTCTTTTTCATCAGGATGAATGGGAAATACTGTGCGCGACGGATGCGCTTGGCAAAGGACTTGTCACGCTTGAGTGTATTGTAGAACGTGCGCTCGCCGATCCCCGCATACGCACACGCCTCTTCGTCCGTCGCGTCTGCGCGGAAAAATTCTTCGAGGCGGTCAATGATGTTCGGGTTCTTCACCACAACCTGTGCTCGTGGGCGACTCTGCTTTTTCTTCGGAGCCGGTGATGCGATCTCAGGAGGCATGGGCGGTTTGGAGAATTGGAGCGCGAGCCTCGGAATTGAACCGGGAACTGTCCCCGGAAGGGGACTGTGATAACGTTTCACCACTCGCGCGTGGGGGTTTTTGCCTGAGCTTTTCCACCTGCTCCCGCATCACATCGTCGAGGGGCATCAGGTAGCGGTATCGGTAGCCGCCGTCCTGCCGTGGCAGCTTGATCCCCTTGATCGTGCCGAACCGACCCCCGATGGTGCGCATGTGCCGCCACCTTCCCTCGAAAAAGAAGTTGTCCGTACTGTGCACCTTGCCGGTGAACACCCAATTTCCTGCCTGATAAATCACGCCAAGATGCCCCTGCCGATCATCCGTGAAGCTCACGATGAGCCGCAGTCCGGGGTTCGTTTTCCTGAGCATCTTGGTAGCGATGCTCACGATCTTTGTAACCGGTGTTTGGTGCGCACGGAGCGCGATGCGCGTCAGCTCACAGCCCTGCATCTGTGTGAGGCCGTATGGCTTCATCAGCGAGCGACAGGCTCCACGTCCGAACATGACTGCACCGATGAATTTGGAATCTTCCCACACACCGAAACGAATGGCCTTGCCCGATGGCATACACTTCGAGTAGTGCCAGTTCATCACGGCATGTTTCGCCGCGTCGCCGTCGATGGGTGCGATTTTCAGTTCCATCATGGGAGTTGGAAAGAGCACCCGCATTCGGGGCATGTTGCCATCTTCTTTTCCCCCTCGTCGAGTTTGTCCTGCTCCTCTTCGGAGGGCTGGAAATTCTTGAGCATGGATTCGATCTCCGCGCTGGAAAATCCTGTCAGGTCGCGCTCTGTCTCGGGGATGGACTCGATCAGGTCGGGAAGTAGTGCCATATCGAAGTGGCCGCGTATCTTGTTCATGGCTATGTTAAGCCATTTTTCCTTCACCTTGTTCACATCGACATAGCGCACCGGCACGGTCGCCATTGTGAGCTGCACTGCGGCTCTGTGCCGCTTGTGCCCACTGATGATCGTACCATCCTTGTTCACAACGAGGTTCTCCAAAATGCCCTCACGCTTGATCGAGGCGAGCAGTTTTGCGTAGTCTGCTTCGTCGATGGTCTGAGGGTTATAGGTCGAGGGGTTCAGCTTCCCTGTTTCGACTTCCATGATGTCGGAGAGCTTGATGTCCATAATCTGCTGGGGTAGGCGAGTTTTACGTCTTCGAGACGACTCAGCAAAGGGACACTACTGCACTACCGGTACATCGGCAAGGTCAGGAGAGTGATGCTTGCGATGCACACGATCAGGACGCAGTGCAGGATCATACAGAGTTGTGAGGCTTTCATGGCAAAGATGGGGAAGGGATAAATACACGCTCTCCACGTTGCAGAGCCATTCATCGGCAGCACCCTCGCTCGAATACCGAGCAGCGAGAGCATGGTCGGGGAAGGTTTTGTAGCTCTTCGCCCAAATCCTCTTGAACATCGAAAAGCTCTCAGCCGTGGAGCTGAATTGCACATACTCACCATGCAGAGTGATCCCGTGGCAGTTATTTGTTCGCAGCGCAACGGGGCTTCGGCAGCCTGACGACTCCGCCGACGCAACAGCGCGAGCGAGTCTGTCCATGTCGAGCCTTTTCCCCTCACTGAGCATCATCGTCCACACCACTGCAACCGAGGCGAGCATGAACCATCAGTCTAGCATAGCTTCGACCAAGTAAACATGCTGGCAACACTCTTCACCGTCTTCGTCAATGACAGGGATGTGCGCCATCATTGCCTTCCCCACTCTGAACCCGTGTTTTTCAGTGTTTGGCGGGGGGTACAGGTCACGCAAGACGTTTTCCCCTATTGGATCAGCATGGGGGTACATGCGCCCATCCTAGACTGAAAAAGCGCACCCCGACAGAGGTGCGCTTCCTGTCCCGATGGGAAAGGCGACTATGCAGCCGCGCCCTCTGTGCCTTCCGGTGTCGCCGGAGCTTCACTCACACCATCCGTGGCGGGAGCAGTATCGGCAGGAGGAGTGTCGGAGGGCGGTGCGGCAGCAGTGTCGTCGCCGCCATCAATGATCATGTCCATAGTGGGAGTGGAGTAGGAATTACTTGACGGAATGGTACATCGAAAAAAGAAGAACACAAGAAATCCGCTTGTCGCGGCAGCCTGAATGTCCTCACGCTTTATTTGCCACGACCAGCATGTTCACCTGCGCAATCGCGCTCACATTGTTGCTCGCGCTCGTCATGCGTAGACGCATGTCGGTCTTTTGCTCAATCTGCATCGGAGGAGCGACACTGATCGGGAGTGTGTTGCCGGGGAACACGTCGGCCACGATCCATGCGCCGGATGGGAAGGTGCGTGTGAGCACCTGCACACTCGTGATTGCGGTGAGGGTGGCGAGGAGCTGCGCTGCGCGGGACACCATGAAGCCGCTGAATCCGGCAGGGATGGTGAAGACACCTGTGTACGCCTTTCCTGCACCGGCAAGAATCGTCGCGCTCACAGTGCTGTCTCCATGCCCCTCCGCTGTGATAACCCCGTCGTTCGTCGTGCCATTAGCGGACGAGTCCACTTCCAGCGAATTGACACGCAGATATTCTTTCACAGTCGAAACGCTTGTCGTGCCGTCGAGGATTACTGTCTCCTCGATCTCATTGTAGTCTGCATCGAGTCCCGTGATCTTCACGGAGAAGGCATTTGCCCCCGAAGGATCATCACCACCTTCGAGTTCGCCGTTGTCAGGAGAAAGCCCAAGCCCTGTGTTGGTGACAGGAGTTGTGTTTGCCGCCGTCCCAGCGACTTTCGCGGTCAGCTCCACATCGGAGTTGTTTCGTAGCGCGGTCACAATCACAGCCTCGCTGTCATTGATCGCGTCACGCAGATTTCCGGCAGTGACTTCCGCATTGCCTTCGTCCACTTCGTAATCCGTTCCGGGGGTAAAGTCCACATCCCCGATGGAAAGTATGTCGATGTCCACCCCGCCAAGCAGGGTGGAATCGGAGACAGTCGCGGCATCGGTGTTACTTGTGAGCAGGTCAATGCTATTTCCTGTCGTGTCGTCTGCGTCAGCAGTGATATTCACCGTCCCATTGCTCGCAACGGCGGACACGTCTTCCCCTGCATTCGTGATCGTAATGGCGAGATTCGCCCCCGTGACTTCCTCGCTAGTGAGAGCAAAGAAATCCTCGCCTTCCACAAGCTCAGTCGAGCCGATGGTGATGGTGAGCGGTACATTGCCACCTGTGAGAAACGTATCATCAGAATCAAGAGCCAAGCCATTCACCGTGAGCGCGAGGATGTCACTCGATGTCATTTCGATGGAGTCGCCAGAGTCGTCTTTCACGACTGATCGGATATTCACATCGGAGCCGACTGCACCGGCATCAATGTCAGTATCCGAAGCGAGCGCATTTGCGATTGCGGTTGCGGTGAGCGCGTTGCTTGTGACGGCAGTGAATTCCGCGCCCTCCGTGTAGGTGTTGCCGTTAATCACGAGCACGAGATTGTCATGCCCATCGGTAAGAGTTGCGCCAGAAAGCACGAGGCCGGAACTGTCCGTACTCATTGCGAGCAAGTTGCCACCGACTCCACCAACAGCCGCTTCGATGGTGATGACTGAGCCGATGCGGGTCGCGTTCACGTTTGTCCCAGCATGGATCAGCACTTTCAATTGTTCCGATGTGTGGAATTGCCCTGCGCTCGGTGTGTCAGTGACGGCTGTGTAGGTATCTCCGTCCACAGTGATCGTGTCACCTGCCGTACCGTCAATGAAGTTCGTACCGGACACGGCCATGTCTCCATCATTCGCAGGATCGACGGAGAGTGTCCCTGCGTTCCCTGATGTGCCGTATGCGTCGTAGACTGCGTAAATAACTCCCGCATTCTGTGTCGCATGGATCGACGCAAGACCCTCCACAAGCGCAGTGAGTTCCGTGATGTTCGAAAATTCTCCGCCTCCGGGTGTACCAGTGACGCAGGTGAACGTGTTGCCGTTCACCGTGACGGTATCACCATCGTGCCCACCTTCGAGGTGGGAATCAGAGACAGACAGAGTGCCTTCGTTGTCCACTCCCACCGACATATCAATCGCATTCCCCGCTGCACCATCGGCTGCGGCAACGACCGTGATTACCAGCCCATCATCTGTGGCCGTGAGGTCGCTATCGCCGTCGATTGTGCTTGTGAGGTCACCAATGCTTGAGAAATCATCGCCACACAGAAGCTCTGCGCCATTGACTGTCACCGTGTCCCCGTCGTGCCCACCGGTGAGGTGAGTGCCTGAGAGTGTGAGGTCGCCGATATTCTCAGGGTCGATGGACATCACAATTGCATTGCCAGCAAGGCCGTAGGCAGCGGCAACGACCGTGATGGTCGAGCCATCATCCGTCGCGTTCACATTCGAGAGTGCTTGGATCAGAGTTGTGAGGTCTGCAATGACCACAAATTCATTCGCCCCCGGAGTCGCGGCCACCTTGCGGAAGTTGTGGCCGTCCACCGAAACGGTGTCGCCATTCCCCGGAGTCCCGAAGGTGATCGTTCCCGTCGCTTTGGCTCTTGCAACAGGTGAACCGTAGGTGATCGTGCCAGAAGCCTTTGCCACCGGAGCCGGTGAGTTGTACACGATCTCCGCGTGAGCCTTGCGAGCGTAGGTGACAGAGCCGTAGGTCACTGTGCCCGTCGCCTTTTTCAGCTTCGTCTTCGTCCAGTCGAGCAGGTGCAGGAAGCCGGTGGAGTATCTGCCCTGCGCAATCGTCCAGTCCTCGACTTCAATGCTCCCGATTGCATGTTTCGCAAGCAGGAGTGATGGGTCGGTGACGGTCACTGTTTCCGTTGCCGCATTGGAAGTCCCATCATCATCCGCGCTGTCCGAAACAATATCGTGGAGCTGTGCTTCCGTTGGGAACGGGTAGTCGCCTCCCGCGTCGATCATGTCCTCACTGCCAATGTCCACGTCGGGATTTTTCCCGATGACATGCACTGCTTTCAGTTGCGGCTCGCTCCCGTCTGCGGACTCGATCAAGTTTTCCTCGTCGATGCGATGGTCGCGGAGCAGATCACGGAAGACGGTCGGTGTCGGCATGGCGTGAATCCTACGCCGCTACCCACAGGTGATGCAAGGCCGCAAAGGATCAGGCCACAGGCTCTCGATCCACCATCGTTCGATGCAGGTGTCACAGAAGCCCTCGTAACATCCCTCACACACCCACACATCCCCGTCGAGGTCGAGTTCTTTGTAGCAACCACAGCAGGGTTCGATGGTCACAGGGGCGGGGCGAAGTAGGTGAAGTATTTGTCGAACGGGATACCGACGCTCGGTTGCTCGTCCCACCTGTCGCTTCGATCTTTCCTGCCCCACTTTTCGATTTTCAGAAAATCACGAGCACGAATGTCACTGAGATTGTAGCAGAAAAATCCGTCAGTGCATCGGATCACAAGAATACCCCTCCGTTTTTCTGCGGCCATCATGTCCTACATCCCCCGCATCTTCTTGGAAAAATTCATGTAGTGAACAACACCCTTTCGGCGCATGAATTCTTTGCTCGACCTGTTCGGATGCCACTTGCACTCCAAGAGTTCGGAATGTCCGCGAAAATCGAAAGGCTTGTGTCCGGCGATCAGCGTGAGTGGTTCAAGAAGGCCGTACCGTGCGCACCAGAGTTCCATGATGAGCTGCTGATGCTCGATGTCCTCTGCCGTCTCAGGATACCGGAGAGGGGTCACATGCCAAGGTCACGAAGCAGGTACGCGCCGATGCCAAGAAGCACGACGAGTCCGAGGCAGAAGACATTTGCCTGTGCCGTCGGGTCGCCTGTCGTCCATGCGACGTAGGGCAGCAGCACGAGCACTGCGCCAATGACGATCAGGAGCGGAGCGCAGAGCAGGAAGCCGATGGTGTGGCGGATGGGATGTTTCATGCGGCTCCGTCATCGGTGAGAAAATAATGCTCCTGCACGCCTTCGGATTGCACCTGTGACTCCGTGGTTGTTTCTTCGGTCACGTCCGTCTGCGGCGTATGTGTGTGGTTGTCTGCGGCGATGGTGTACTCCCGCGTGGTCTTCACTGTCGTCCTCACGGCTGGCTGGTGCTTCGTCTGCGTGTGCAGGAACTTCGCATTGTTCGGGACAGGATCGCCGGTGTGGAAGGATTGGATTTTCATGGAGCGCAGGAGACTATGAGAATCAGCCCGATGGCGAAGATCACAAGATTTTGGAAGCAAAGCGTAGGGTAGAGCGAGTACCCGATGAGAACGCCACCGAGGGAACTGAGCCAAAACTTCATCGGTGCGCGTGGGGAGGCTTCTTACGGTGCAAGTAGTACGCAGCCGCTTCGTCATGGGCTGCCGGTGCAAGCACCCACAGCTCGCCACAATCAGAGCAGCGTTCCAATGCTTGCCCGAAGTAATCGAAGTGCAGGGAACGGTCGCCAGAGTGAGTGCAGTGGTGCATTGGCATTGATGTTACTTGGGGGCTGTATCCGTGTAAAGCGATATTGTGATCTCTGTTCGGGGGTTCTTGGGGTCGTAGAGTTTACGGCTCCCGTCATGGCTTTCGATCAGCACATCGTCCTCGATCACCCCAGCCGACACGAGCGCATCTTGGGGTAGCTCGTAGAGATTGCTCAGGTCACAACGGCGGCGCGTCTTCCGGTAGAACAGGAATTGCACAGCGACGGGACTGCAAATCCTCCCGACGACTGTTCTCTGGTTCCTGATTTCGATGTGCGCAATCTCCTCCGCGCTGGCGAGCTTGCTGCTCTTCCCGAGCATTGGAACACCCGTGCGCCGGTTGCGCCAGATCGGGCGATGGTTTTTCTTCGTGACTGGATCGCCGGTGATGGTGAATTTTTCAAGAATCGTCATGGGTCGAAGCCGAGCTGTTTTTCCAGCTCGCGGAATTTCACGATGTCCTCGGCGCGTTCGGCGGCGAGTCTGGTTTTCTGTGTCGGCCAGTCGCGCTTTCTGAACGTCATGCCGAGTCCGGCGAGCCGCGCGGGATACGAATTGATTTTCCTCGTGAGTGCTTGGTACTCCGCGTACAGAGCGTGATTGTCTTCATTCGGTTCCATGAGGCGCGACTGGGGTTTGCGCCGTGGGTCTGCGGAGGGGTCGAGTTGGGCTTGGAACATGAAATCGTGGGGATTTGCTGCAAATATCAGGCCAGAGAATCTTCGGGCGGCTGCTCGTTCGTGCCCTGTTGCTCCTGCCGTGGCCTGTACGTCCGATTTGCGATGGCGGCTTTCTTTGCGACACGACACGGCTTGCATCGCTTCGGGGGTGTGAGTTGCTTCTCAGCGTAGAAGTCCTGCTCTCCGGCACTGAATAAAAACTGCTGCTCACAATCGCAGCACAAAATAAACAAATCATCTGACATAGGATTGGGGGGAAGATTTTTTAGAGAACCATTGGTTTCCATGTTTGTATTTTTTCAATTTCTGCAAACGTCCATCGGAAATCATATGGCATTTTCTGCAAAGCCACTCCCAATCTGTGAGGTCACGCTTATATTCTCCGCTGATGTTTGCTGCATCATACGCGGGTGCTTCGCCACATTTTTCACACAATGACGGTTTCGGCTTGTGGCGATGAACCCAGCAGTGAATGGCGGCATACCCCACATGATCGCCTTTCCACATGGAATTGTTTTCTCCGCGTGTTCCAAAATTAGACCTTCCGGTTTTTAATTTAATGGCACAAGCGATACTGCAACACTTTGTCTTTTTTTCCCACGTTACCATACTGACGGTTTTCGACTTCGCAAAAACAGTCTCACAAACAACACACTGCTTTTTGCAGGTGAGGTACTGGTCGTCTACGAACGGCATGGGACTGGTTGGGAAAAAATAAGGCGAGTATCTATTCAGACATAGTGGGAATTGTTCCTATCCTAATGGAATTGCAGAAGACCTCTGCCAGACAGTCGGCTAGTGTGCCTTTGTAGTTCTGGTAGTGCATCAGGCTTGCTACATTCCCAAGCAGCAAAGCCATCGTCCAATCTGTTCGCTTTAATATCTCGGCAATCAACTCTTCGGCAGAGGGAGCCATCAAAGCACCGAGGCCATAAAAATCATCCAGTTCGTAGTAATCAAACCTATGGTCAAACGCAAACACAGTCTTCTCGTCCCAGCCTGCTTCCTTCAATTTCTTTGCCCATTCAAGGCTTACAGTGATTGCCGATGGTGAGGGGTTATTGGTCATAGATATTTTTGCATGTGATTGAATACAATTCTTTCACGATCTGTTTCTGGCAATGGAACACTTAATTCCACTGTTCCAGCCGTCCTGTAATTCGCACAGTAATTTATTCCGTTCCAACAATCTGCTTTACCACAAGCACTACAGACAATTATCTTTCTGGTCGTTGCTTTAGAAGATTTAGCCATAGTTACTATAGGTGAGTAGATAGTTGCCAAAAATAAATCAGAATTCTTCTGCCACATAGTGCTTGCCGGATTCTTCTTCAGCAAACGCTTTTCGTTTTGCTATTTCGACATCATCCAGTTTTTTCTCCATTGCACCACGATCATTCACGAAGCCAGCGATCTCACCATGCAACACACGAGCGTGAGCCTGTGACTTCTCAGACTTGATCCGCATGTACGAATTGAATAAAACACACTTCCTGTAAAATTCCAAGCGGTTGTCATGTCGGAGATTTATGCGCTGATCCCATGTCTTCTTCGCGTAGTGCTCGTCGCTCACGGTTGTGCTATTCGTTAAGAATTCTTTACCAAGCTGCTCGACTTGCGCATCATCCCATTTTTCAATTTCGTCACGTCGCTGCTGACTCGTTCGCTTTTCGATTTTTTTTTCAGGACTGCTATCTCTGTAAGAAGAATTACTACCACCAGCTACAGTACTATGGTCTGGTAGGTATGGTAGGTATGGTATGGTATGGTCTGGTGCTGTAGCTCCGCCGTGGCGTTGCTGTGGCGATGGTGCAGCATCGCTTGGATTCTTAGCTGTACCAAGTCGTTTTGCTGTGACTTGACCACCCTTCTTTCCTGCGTCAGAGTATCTTTTTCTCGACTCCTCAGCGAAGGTAATCTCGCGGAGCACCCTATCACTTGTGAACCGATCCCCGTCCTTACGAAAGAGCCGAAGCTCAAGCATTGTGGTGAACATCTGTTCACCATTTGGAATGTCATTTGCCTCGAAAAAAAACGGCAACGCTGCAGCGTCGATATAGCCATGCCGCTCGAAACAGAAGGCAGCGAGTGCCCAAAACATACCGATTGCCTCCCATCCATGCCGCTTACGCAGCACGACCAGTTTTTCGTCTCTGTGAGCCTGCAAATCGAAGCGAAGCCATGTCATTTTTTTGGTGGGCAGAAATTATTGAAAAACTGATCTATATTGGCATCATGTAGCTTCCTGTTCTCATACGCACGAATGGCCATGTCACTTTGGATAGTATCGAAAAGGCAAGATCCATTTTCTGAGAGAACATCATGGATAATCTCATTTACTTGCATGTGCAAATACTCGTGGCAATTCTCACAGAGCCAACAAAGCTCCCAACAGCAATCACACTTCTCACGGCCATTCATTTCTTCGTAGATACGCTTTCGATCCTTCCACAGAGGGGATTCGTAGTATTCTTGAAGGTTCCTAAATCCAAGCTCACGGAGGCGGCTATTGACGATTTTCAGTTCGTAGGTTGGTAACATATTATTAGAGAGTAAATGTAGAGATTGTGTCAAGAAATGTATAGATTTAGTGAACTTCTGTGCAGTACAAGCCATATCCGCCACATCGACGGCAGTGCATCCCCTTGGTGCAGTCGGGGCAGCTCTGTGTCACTCGTACACCCCAAGGCTTCTTTGTTCCCCTCTCCTGCTTCGCACGAAGAAGTGACTCGCCCGTGTGTGCTCGGGAGAGAGGAACAGAAGAGCCGGAGGGTGCGGGTGGACGAGTCACTCAGGACACTCTACCGAAGGTGGCCGCAGATGGTAGCAGTGTTACATGGAACGACTAGATTAAGCTGAGGAACAGTATATTTTGCTCTTTACAAGAAGTAACACAAGAGTACAGTAGTAACACTTCATTCCCCCTACCCGATATGCCTAACAAGGCAATCACACCACCGGCAGACTGGTTTCAGAAAAGACAAGAAACGCTCCACGAAAATCGTGAGGGCGGTGTTATCGTTCCCCCTCTCCCAACAAAGGAGGAGTGGGAAGCCTATGAAGCAGTCCGTGAAAGCGGGATCACAAACATGTTCTCCCTCGGCACAGTTTCGAAACACTCAGGACTCGACAAAGAGACGATCACGAGAATTATGAAGACGTACTCACAGTGCAAAGCACTCTACCGACCCACTTTGTGAGCACCACCCGCACAGCATCGGCTAAGTCCATCTATCAGATCGTCACAGACGAAATCATCAAGAAACTCGATGCCGGAACAGTCCCGTGGAGGCAGCCGTGGGTCGGCGGTGAGATGCCGCAGAACTTCATCACGAAGCGTCCCTACGGAGGCATCAATGCGTTCCTCCTTTGGTGCAGCGAGTACCCGCATCCCTACTGGCTCACCTTCAATCAGTGTGTGAAGGCCGGAGGCTCGGTCAAGAAAGGGGAAAAGGGAACACTCGTCGTATTTTGGAAAAAGTTTCCGATGGTGAAAGTGACGAATGAAAAAACGGGCGAGGAAGAGGACAAAGTGGGGTTCATGCTCAGATACTTCAAGGTGTTCAATGTGAGCCAATGCGACGGCCTCACGATCCCCGTCAAGGAAGCGCGGAAGACGATCAGCCCCATCGTGAAGTGCGACGCACTGATGATCGGCTACACGGACAGGCCGGAAGTCGCGGTCGGTGGACAGCGAGCCACCTACAACACGAAGACGGACGTGGTGAACATCCCCGAACAAAAGAGCTTCCACAAAGACGAGCAGTTCTACGCCACGCTCTTCCATGAGTTCACGCACTCGACCGGAGCCGCTAAGAGGCTGAACAGAAAAGGCGTAGCCGGTGAGCACAAGATTTTCGGAAGCGAGGACTACAGCAAGGAGGAACTGATCGCGGAGTTCGGCAGCGCGTTCCTCTGTGCACATGCAGGGATCATGCCCACGACACTCGCAGACTCCGCCAGCTACATTGACCACTGGAAAAAAGAGCTACAGGCCGACAGCCGCCTCCTCGTGAGCGCGGCCAGCCAAGCACAAAAAGCGGCAAACTATATTCTCCAAATTCCTTCCCTATCCTCTAATGGACAAGCAGCCTAACGAAATCACTGTCTGCAATCTCGAAGTCGTACTGATGCCACAAGGTGAATTGATCTGCATGGGCAAGACGGTCGGCTGGTTCAAGGACTTCCAAAAATATCTTTCCATCATGCCACGCAAAGAGCCTCTGCCTGAGCCGGACTTGTGCCACGCTTTAGGGGGCGAGGGGAAGGGAAACTGTGGAAGGATCGCTACACACAACTGCGACAACTGCGGCCTCCTCTGCTGTGATGAGTGCTCCCGTGCCATTGGTGTCGGTGGTGACGGGGAAAACGGTTGTACTTCCTGCTGCTAACCATGAACGCCTACCAGATCACTGCGCTCGTCATTCTCTTCCTCCTCTCCTGCCTGTTCGCGCAAATCCTCTACAAGAAGGACGGGCAGCATGACTACGAAGCCACAGGGTATGGCCTCTTCATCCTCCTCTGGCTCGTGGCAATCATCATCGCCCTTGTCTTCTTTGTGAAAAAATAGCATGACATACTACTCCAAAGCACTGGCTAGAAGAAAGAGACGAATGGTCACAAAGTTACTTCCATACTGCGTTACTACTTGGTGTATAATCGGCTCGATCTTTTTATTTCTTTCTTTCTAACCCATGACAGAGAAACAAGTCACCGTCGCGCAGAAAACCACAGCCGCGCTGATGAACTGGAACGATCCGGCGATGCAGGTGCAGATTCGCAAAGCCTACGGAGGCAGCCTGAACGATCAGGAGTGGGGACTGTTCCTCGGCCTCGGCATCGCAACCGGCCTCAATCCATTCCTCAGAGAGATTTGGGCACTCAAGTACGGCAACAACCCCGCCACCGTCTTCATCGGCAGGGACGGCTACCGAAGGAGTGCGCAGAATCATCCCGACTACGAATACCACTACGCGGCAGCCCTCTACAGCAAGGATTTGTTCAAGATCGTGAACGGGGAGGTGCAGCACGAGTTTAACATGGCGGATCGCGGGGCACTCACAGCTTCGTACTGTGTCGTGAAGAGGAAGAGTGCGGCGCGTCCCGCCATCACCACGATCAAGACGAGCGAGTACATGCAGCCACATGGCGTGTGGAAGACGAAGCCAGAGACGATGAGCAACAAGGTCGCGGAAGCGCAGGGGCTTCGTGGTTCCTTTCAGGAGCTATTCGCAGGGACGTATGAGGAGAGCGAGAATTGGGAGAAGCCAGCAGTACCCGCCACTCCATCCCCGAAGCCAGCGGACATGTACGGCGGCAACATCGTGGAAGCGCAGGTCGTGGACACTCCACCCCCAGAATCGGCCATAAACAAGGCCGCCAGAGAGACGATGGAGGAATACGGGGATATTCCCTCCGCGCCTCCTGCGCCACCCGTGAAAGCCCATCCAATGCCTCAGCCAGCACCCCGCGCACCGGAGGCACAGCGACAGCCACCCGAGGCAGCTATCCCCGCAGGGAAGATCAGGACGGATCAGACGAGGAAGCTCTTTGCGGTCTGGGGCGAGTATACGAAGATCACACGCGTCAGCCCGAAGGACAGCCAACCGGCGCGAAAGAAAATGATGCAAGAATTGTTCGGAGTAGACAGCTCCGTGAAGCTCAATGAGGAGCAAGCGGACACACTGATCGCGCACATCGAAAAGCTCACGAAGGCAACGCCCGAAGGCGAGTACCAGACAGCCGAAGACCTTGGAATGCAGCAGATGTAAACTTTTCTTCCCCCTCCTTTTTATGCAAATTCAGTGTCCCTCCTGCCGCTCCTACAAGGTAACAACGGATCGCATAGCACTCGCGGCACTCGGGCTGTTCTTCCTCCTTGGAGGATCACTCTTGGGCTTCCTCGTGATCCCTCTCCTTGGCATTCCCGTCGGCATCTTCATCCTCATTGTGGCGGCACTCAGTAAGCCAAAAAGTGTCTCCTGCCGAGCCTGTCATTGTAAATTCCGATTGTAAACCGGCTGTAAACACTTTACAGACACAGAGACAAGCAAGTAACATCACTACCATCTTCCCCATCCACCACATGAGTATCACAAGAGAAGAGGCATTGCGTGACATCGCAAAATGGAAAAAGGCAATCGAAGAGGAGGACAGCCTCCGCTTCGATGTGATGCAGACAAAGGACTACAAGGCCGTGGAGGAAGATGCGGCGCAGTTACAGCACACCATCGGGGAGCTTGGGAACGAGCTGGCGGCCACGACACAGAGGAAGCTCGAAATGCTGCAAGAGGTTCCCGACAGCAGGGAGCAGCTACAAGTTACGAAGCTGAATCTCATTGACCTGATGAATCTCGAAGGAGTCGAGGGCTACACCGAGGACTGGATCAGCGTGTCGGGAAAATTCAGCGAGAAGCGCACAGTGAATGCCCACAAATTGCTCGAAACTCTTGGTGGTGACATCACAGAGTTCTGCAAAATCGCCATCCCCTCACAAAAGGCTGTGAAAGATTACGCGCAGGAGGTGGGCAACAAAGCGATCCTCACCTGTATCCGGCTAGAGAGCAGAGAGCTCACTGACATAGAAATCACCCTCCTAATCGAGCGACCAATAGGCCGTCCCCCTATTCAGTTCCCCGAAACATAAATGCCAACCCCGCATCCCCTCACAACGAAGGCAAAGAAATTACTGGAATGTGAGCGCGGCATTTTCTACTGCACATTTTGTGGCTTCGAAAACGGCGTGCCCGATGAGACGTATGACAACATTGAGGGTGAGGGATACAAGTGTGATTTTGGATGCGGTGACAAAGCAAAATACTGGCAATCATCCTACATGGATTCTGGTTCTGGCCTTTTCTCCAAATAATATGAACGAATGCCGCCCCATGCCCGTCGATCCTCTTTTCGACCCTGAGTCGAGGGCGCAGAATCCCGACATGTATGAGCCTGTCTGCGTGACTTGTGGCAGCAAACTCGTGAGGCATGAGGACTTCACCGACCTACCTTCGCGCAAGGAGTATCACCTGAGTGGCATGTGCCAAAAATATCAGGACGTTGTGTTCACGGAAGGCGAGGATGAGCCTGTGATCTCCCCACCCCAGCCACCGGATGATGATTTCGAGGATCGTGAGCGTGAGAAGGAACGGCAGGAGCGCGGGTATGAGGATCACCTACTCAGTGAGGCGCAGAATTACAGATAGCATTAGGCGAGTATCTACTCACCTATAGTAACCCCTTCCCCATTAATCTATGACTAATGATAATCCGTATGAGGTTCGTAACCCATTCATCGAAGCTCTACAGAGAGAGGTTGCCAAAACGATAGGGAAACAGTTGCCAGAGGGATGGAGATTCGCCCTGTTCATGTTCAAGTACTCCGCAGCGGACAGTTTCTACATTAGCAGCGGTGACCGTGAAGGGGTCATGCACTCAATCCGACAGTGGCTAGAGCGCATGGAGGGAAACGATGAGTATGGTAAGTTCTATGACGCCGTGGCGAGAGTTACAGGTGTCGTGGTACAGAAGTTCGGAGAGAATGATGATACGAAGATTATTTCTACTTATCTTTTACCCAAACCCTCCCATGATGGTCCAAGACACTCGTGATAGCTTCAATGCTCTTGCTCTTACTAATGAGAAACTAAAGAACATCCTCACAGACGAAGAGGAGGAACAGCGACAGCAGTACAAGAAAATGGGAGCAGATGAATGTTACAGATTGCCGCTGGGCAAGATGCCTCCTAAGCCCCCATTTTGGGAACGATGATTTTACTTCCCACTATATCTGAATAGATACTCGCCTAGCATTATGAGAAAGAAGAAATGCAAAAATTGTGGCAAGCTCATCAATCAATCAAGGGACATTGATGACTATAGGTGGCTTTGCCGCCGCTGTCATGTACACTTAGATCGCAAGCTCTAACTATTCCCCCTCTGCAATTTATGTCCAAAGATTTGCTCAGTACAACACAGGCGGCGAAGATACTCACAGAGGAATTGCTACCCGCAGGAACGCCAGTGCGCAGCATCCGTTCGATCTCTCGAATCTGCAAGCAGGGCAAGATTGCCGGTGCGTATGTGGCGTATGGCGATTGGGTAATTCCTCGCAAGAGCTTCATGGCGTTCCTGAAAGCGAGCAAGAAACCTGCCATCACTCCGAAGCCTGTGCAGAGCAAGAGCGTGAAGAGGCGTGTTGCCATCCAAAAGAAAGCAGGGCACTCTAAGAAGTAGGCAAGAACACCCGTGACGCTTGGGGACTCTGTTCGCTCAAGCCCGTCGGTGCAGCTCCCAGAGGTGCACAGCGATTGCTCACTGCCGTGTGGCGGCAAATGGAGAAATCCATTTGCTTCTGCATTACAAGACATTCAATCGTGCAAATTCACCAAAAATCTCTTTTGCTTTATTGTTGTATGCTCGCGCGGCATCCTTCATTTTTTCGAATGAGCCGATGTACATTGATTTCTGGTTTTTCTTTATGCTCGCAGTCCATCTTTTCCCCTCAAGGTACACACCTTTATATCGGCCATTCTTCACATGACAATTCATCTGGTTTTGTGAATTGCTGCTTTTCCGCAGATTACTTCGCCGATTGTTCAGGCAATTTCCATCACGATGCTCACCGTAGATTTCAGGATTTTTCAATTCGAGAATCTCACGGTGCATCCTCAGAATACGCTTTTTTGGCTTCCACACAGAGCGAGCGGCATACCCATCCTTCGTGTAGTACCACTTCCACTGTGAAAGCCATACAAAATCCGCATCATCGACGAGTGCGAACCTGCCCTGTGTAAGCCGTATTTTCTTCATAGCAAACAGTATACACCGGCTCAGGCTTCCCCATGCTACAATCGCAACGCTCTCCTACATAGCTCACGGCGCGTAGTGCTTAGTCGCATGGTCGCCGTGATACTGCTCTCCATGCTTGGCGTGACTCGCGCGTACTAGTCCCCGCACGAGCAAACGTTTAACAACGCACCCCGTACCTATCAAGCAAGGTGGAAAATTAAAGCGGGGGATGTGGGAGAGTAACCATCACGCGGGACGATCAGGCAGTGGCGACGGGAAACGAATCGGGTAGACCGGCACAGCGTTGGTGGCAGTCGGCCTTTCGCTGCTGGCAATCAGCTCACGGATGTACTTTTCCCCTGCGCGGCAAAGCGTCTCCACCGTCCCATCCCGACGGATCACGCGCACCATCCCCGGACAATCCTTACATCCATCGAAAGAGGCATCGAAATTATCACAGTGTTCCATGCGCGGAGTTTATACCTGCATGGCAAATCGGCTCTGTGACCGCCACCACTGAGGGGTTACGCCAACGCGCATTAGTAACCGAGGAGCGTTAGGTGACGATCACGGAACCGACGGCTTTTCCTCATTGTCGTCTCCCGTCCGCACGGTACGGTAAAGCATCGGCATTGCGAGAGCAAGCCATGAGCTGTAGACGGCATCGACTCCCGACATGAACGCGGACACCACCGTGCCGTAGTCGTTCGCAAAGAGAGAATGCGGATCGAGGCCGCCAAGGAATTTCAGGGCGAACAGGCCGAGAGCGAACAGTGCCGCGTCACGCACGGACTTTTTCACGTCACTCGAATCCGTTGCGATGATGTTTTGCCAGAGCTGCATCATGGGAGGAGGGGGGAAATTTTCGTGAAAGGACGATAGGCGACGATAGGGTAGGTGAGCGGCTGTACACCGGCTGGAAAGCGCAGAGGATCAATTTGGAGTTTCTTCTGAGGATGGACGCAGAAAAAGTGCGTGGGGTACTTCGGGGCGTACTTGTTCGTGACTGCGATGCACCACCCCTGTGGAGGCACAGTCGTCTGTGGCAATGCAGCCCCGCCACAGGCTTTTGCGAGCACAGAGGACACAAGAAGCCCCGAGGAGCCGATGATGCCCCCCTGCACAGCCATCAGGCTGCGGGGATGCCACTGGTAGAGCATTCCGATGGAACACAGGAAACAACCGAAGCCGTAAATCGTCATCTTCGTATTCCCCAGTGTGAGGAAAGAGTAGGCCGGATCACGCTGAGAAAAATACTCCACGAGGACATCATACCACTTTCGTGTTCCCTGCAACCATGTGCTGCTCTATCCGCTGCATGAAGCTCAGAATTCCCTCTAGGGCATCTTGCAATTTCGGGTCACGATTCTCAAGTACCCGTTCGAGAGTCTGTACGACTCCCTGCATGTGTGAGACTTCTTTCATCCTCTCATCATGTTTCCGCTCACATACTTCAGTGCGCTTTTTCCACTCATTCAGTGAATTGTCCATTTGCTCCACACGATCTTTGTAGGTGTCAATCACCTGCCTTGTGACAGATACACCGCCACTCTTCCAATAAAAAACCATCGACGCGGCAACAGAGACGAGAGCAGTGAGAAAGCCAGCGACAGCAACAAGGGATTGCCAATCCATCAGGAGAAACATTACAAACATATTCTCTAAGACGCAACAGGTCAGAGAAAATGCCCCGCTATCTTGTGATTTTCAGGTGCGCAACCCACACCGAAACAGTCTGCGCCGCATCGCACCCTGCATGGAGGTACACATTCATGCGCGTCGCACCATCCGGCACTATCACACGCCTGCTGAGTTGCCGCCATTCCCCCTCATCGCCATCCGAAATCAGGAGTGTCGATGGGTCGCCGACCAGTGCACCCGTTTCATCGAAGAAACGAACGTCCACCCCTCCATGCCGGTTGTCGGCAAGGTCGTCTGAAAAAAGCTCGCAGAAAACAGAGAGGCTTTCCCCCTCGTTTACACCCGTGAGCTTCTTCGCCTGTGCCGCGCTAATCGTGAGACTGTCGATGGAGAGAGCAAAGGACATGTACGCCTCGGTATCATCGAAATCGACATTGAGAAGTTTTATGAAAGCAGTGTCGTGATCGTCCTCCATCTCGAAGCCGAATTGCGCCGTGCTCGATATGTTCCCCGAAGGGAAGGTGATGCCCTGAATGGCGAGTACATCGAAGAGTCCGGCATTGGTCATGCCACAATTCTACCATGCTCAGGCTCCCACGCCGAGTTCCGTCACAGGGTCAGCAGCGGGATCAGTGCTTGGTGTCTGCGTCATGTGTACAGACGTGCCGTTGGTGCGATACGTCCTGCCGGTCGTTGCGACA